ATTCCCGACCGGTTTTTCCAAGGGTGCTGCAGTTATTAAGGCTGTGGGGCACGTTGTGTCACACCTGCCCTTGCTTGTTTAAAAGCTACGATGACCAGGCTTTTATGCATTGAATTGACGCTGCGACGGGAGTGCGTCATGAGTTAGGGAGTTACGAGGTAAGCCTGAGAAGCTTTGCGCTGTCAGTAAACTGCCCGTGGGGTGAACCATGAAATTACCAGATCCTCATCCAGTGACTAAGGAGATTGGGGAACCTAATGGCACTTCGGTAGTACATCGTCGCCTGCGCTGCGGTGCGAAGACGATACCGCGATTTGTTTTAGTACAACCCAACGCGTTACAAAATATTCCCGCTATGGATGTAGGGATGGGGGGCTCCAGTGTTTGATTCGACACTGGATTTAGTTCATTTGGATCAACAAAGGTAATAAGAAACAAATTAAACAAAACCCTCTTCTTAATAAGAAGAACAAGGGTAAGAAGGATAAAGGCCTTAAACCAGGACAGCAAATGTCTGGCAAGCAACCCGCGGCTAATGTCGTCTCTGTTAGCAGTGTATCTGCTTATAAGAGTGACTTGGGTGTTGGATCATTGTCTGAATGCGCCGCGAAGATGGCTGTCGCCATTGCTAATCCTTGGTCGCCTTTGGCAAAAGGTGCGTGTTTGCCTGCTTCACCTGCACGCCCGACGTATAAAGTTACCGCTTTTCAACGCGGTATTGCGTACGTTGGTACGAATGGTTACGGCTATGTAGCCATCCAACCCACCATTGTTAATGACAAACCTTTTTCCTACTCTACCACCAGTACTTATACTGGATCGACTAGTGACGATTTTACACCTTATGGTGCAACAGCCGGTACCTTGAAGACTGGTATATCGTCAAACACCATGAGCAACATTCCATACGCTACATCGGCTGTATGGAATAATACACATCCGGATTCATCTACACAGTATGTTGAAGGACGTATTGTTGCCGTTGGTCTGTCTTTGCAGTATACTGGTACCACTCTTAACGAGAGTGGCACTTTAACTTGCTTTTCGCACCCCACTCATGCCGACCTCAGTCATAGTAATCTCGGTAATGTGTATGCATACACTGATTCCGAGACGAAGTATGTTGGCAGGTCAAAATGCTGGTTATCTTCTGGCCCTGTTTCTGAAGAAGAATGCTCTTTCAACAGAACTGACAAGGCAGCTGCTATGACTAGCAACAACCCTGCTACCAACATATACGAGGCGGTTATGGTTTATCCCTGGATGACCACTGACGGATTGAAAAATTCCGGCACTACTGCTGTTACTGGGTCTATTCCCATGGTTGCAGCTTTCAGTGGCGTTGCAGGCCAGAGTTATTATTTCGAGGTTGTTGCTCACCTTGAGTATACTGGTGGACCAGCACAAGC